CATCTATATTAACTATACTTGATTCATTCTGGATAATATTACAAGATCAAACACCGAAATTCTTCGAATGGCTTGGAACATTAGTCAGCGAGATAATAAATTTCTTGCAAACTCAAGGTCCAGCATTGTTAGTTATGCTGAAGACTATCTTTGATACTATTCTACAAGTTATAATTGATGAAGCCCCACGTATTGGCGAAACATTCTTAACTTTGTTGTCTACTATATTAACCGTTATACAGACTGCAATTCCTCAAATTATTGGAACATTACTTGGTCTTCTGCTTGAATTATTAACACAATTAAGAGATTATATCCCAGTAATTGCTGGCACTGCATTAGAGATTATTTTAGGTTTCTTAAATGCTGTAGCAGAAAATATTGGTTCGATAGTTGATGCTGGTGTACGAATAGCCATAGGTTTTATGGACGGTCTTGCATCACAAATTGGTGCAATAATTGATTCTGCGTTTAACCTAATTATTCAGTTTATCAACGGTCTTGCTGATGCTATTGATAAGAATCATGAAGAATTGTGGAATGCTGTTGGTAAATTGCTAGAATCAATTGTTAAAGCTATTGCGGATGGTGCTTGGCAGATAATTGAATCTGGTGGAAAGCTTATTAGCAATTTCATGAGTGGCTTTGATCCCAAAAAGATTTGGAACGACCTTGTCACTGCTGGCGAGAATATTATTAAGGGTATTCAGCAAGGTCTTACGAATCTTTGGGGCGACATAACTACCACTGCTAAGAATCTTGGTAAAAGTATTCTTGGAGCATTTGGTATAGGTCTTGAGGAGCATTCACCATCGGCTGCAACTAGACGCATGGGTGGATATTTTATAGAAGGATTCTTGATTGGTACTGGTGAAAACGAGTCCAATCTTTTAGATCGAATGACTTCTATTGCACAAGGAGCTGTTGAAGGTTTCAATTCTGGTTTAGAAGGCGCTGCTGATTTCGAACCGGTTATCTCTCCAGTAATAGATGATTCTGGAATTCAAAATGGAATCGATGCTATGAATGTGAACTTCGACGATAGTGTTCTCCAAACAGCAAGTATAACTAGTAGTCTTGATGCCAGCAGAGATTTCGAATCGAAAGTTGCTGATGCTATTATTGCTGGCAATGATTACAGTAGTATCACCGGCTATCTTGGGCAACTTCGTGGCGATCTTTCTGAATACAATGATAGAATCAGTAGACTTCAAGTTGTTATGGATAACGGTACTTTGGTTGGTGAACTTTCTCCAGGAATAGATAGAGCTCTCGGTGTTAAATCTATATTGGCAGGAAGGGGCGTTTATTAATGTATCATTCTATTAAAATTGTAACAATTCCTGCTAAAGGTAGCGTAACATCAACATTCGATACATACAAAGATTTTTATTTAGTTCCAACGTCTCTTCCAGTTATAGCGTCGCCTAACATAAAAACCAAGTCGGTTGATATTCCTGGTGCTAATGGATCTATAGACCTTACTGAATCTCTTACCCCATATCCACTTTATGGAAACAGAACTGGTTCTATCGAGTTTGCGTTGTTGATGAATCGTCGAGAGCATTATTTGCGATATAAAAATATTCATTATTTGAATCCGCAGCATGCATATGATACACCTAGAAGTTGGTCACTTATTTATTCGGATTTGTTGAATAAACTTCATGGACGTAAATGTCGTTTATATCTCGAAGACGATCCAGATTGGTATTATGAGGGACGAATTGCTGTAGGTTCTTGGAAAGCAAGCACCGATGGCACATGGCCAACTGTAACAATTAATTATGAACTGTATCCATATAAATTGGCAGTTAATACGTCTATACAGGATAGTACTAACAGATGGCTATGGGATCCATTTAGTTTTATCGATGGCGTAATTTATAGCGACGAAACAGTATTAAATAGTGATCCTAGCCAAGTAGTTGTCTATGAAGGTATGAATGCTAGTCTACCGAATACGGGTTTATTCAGTGGCATTCAAGTAAATTCAGCAAATGCTTGGGTTGAATATAGGACTTCCAAGCCGGGATCCAGTGTTACTAGACCGATGCGTCGTGAACTTACTGGTTGGATGCCTGTCTCTCCAACATTTACTTTTTCAGCAGCACATATGGGCGTAAAAATAGATAATCCAGAACTTGGATATACTTATGAAAAAATATATGATACTGCCGGAACAAAAACTGATCCAGAATGTATTCTATATGATTACCTTGAGAATGGATATAATTTATATTTCAAGGGAGTTGGAACAGTTGACATAGCATTTAGAAAAGGTAGCCTATAATGTATAAAATTTATGCAATTAAAGGTTCGACTACTACTTTGATATACAATGACATTACTCCGGAGCTATCTCAAACCAAACTGATTGATCCAAAAGTTTCCATGGAAGATAATGCAGCTGGATCGTTTACTTGTAAAATACCTCAGGGTAACGCTATTTATAATACAGTTGAACCAATGACTGTTACGATTCGAATAACTAGAGACGATCAATGGCTGTGGACTGGTCGAGTTCTAACAATTAAAAAAGATTTTTGGTTAAATAAAGAAATTACAGCTGAAGGTGCTCTTGCGTTTCTTAATGACACTGCTCTTAAACAAAGAAAATGGTATAATTTGTCTACTGACATGTTTGTTCAAGCAGTACTTACCATGCATAATTTTCGAGTTCCAGAATCTAGACGTATTAAACCTGGAGCGATATCAACCTCTACTTCATCAGGCAGTCCAATAGGTTTACGAGATTATGTAAGTAGCGGTGAGTCACCATTAAAACACATATCTACATTGGCTGAAGATTGGGGTTTGCATATGCGAATCCGAGAATATTCTGGCGAATTGTATCTGGATATGTTAACTGATGCTCAATTACCTTCTTCTAATCAAGAAATAGATTTTGGTAAGAATCTATTGGATTACATGGATGAGACCGATTGGTCAGATCTTATAACTGTTTTACATCCGTTGGGTGCAGATCTTGAAACTACTGAGACTACTGGAGATGAAGAATATCCGGATAAATTAACGATTAAAGGAAAAACTCCTAGTGATACGACTACATTTGGTATTATCGATGACGAGTATTTGTATAATAAAGCAGCTGTACAAAAATTCGGAAGAATTGAGGAAACTGTTGAGTGGAGTGAAGTAGATGATGCCAATACACTCATTGCGCTTTCCGAGTTATATTTAAACGATTTTCAATACTACGCTATTAAACTTACTGTAAAAGTAATAGATCTTCACTATTTAACAAGTTCTATGCAACCATTTAAATTCCTAAGCAAAGTATTTTGTAAATCGAAACCTCATAATCTCGGTGATGAATTCATAATTAGTAAGATGGAAATCCCATTTGATAAACCCGAAAACACTCAATTTAGTTTTTCCAGATCAACTATGGGATATTACACTTCAGATCGTCCAACGCAAGGTTTTGGTAAAGGTACTGTTTCTGGTATGGCCATTAATGTCAATACATTTTCGAAAGGCAGTGTATTAAAAGCGGCCAAAGAAAATGCTATGCAAATGATACTGGCAAATATACATGGTTTTGTATCATTAAATATGGATGAAAATGAAGACCATGTGGAAAATTTAACAATTACAAATAGGTTACCGGTTGAAAATGCAACTCAGAGATGGATTTGGGACTTGGGTGGGTTAGCATATCAAGAGCGTAGTGGCGTACATGATGAATGGAGTTCGCCAAATTTTGCTATAACTATGGACGGTCAAATAGTGGCCAACATGATTACCACTGGTGTTCTTCGAGTTGCTTCTAGTTCTAGTGGTACATTATTTAGTGCTGATATGACTAATAATACTGTTAAAATAGCTGGTTTTACCGTAAATGGATCAGCTTTATATACTAATACCAAAAGTCAACTAGATTCTGATGATTACGGCATATATATCGGAAACGATGGTATATCCCATTCTTCTGGTCCAAGACACATGATTTTTGCTGATGGAGAAATACTTGGATTAAATTTGGGAAGTTATGGTTATATAACGTTTGGATCTGTAGAAGATCCATCGGGATCTTATGGTCTTCGAATGGGTGGTAGAACTTATATAGCTTTAGATAGTGGAGGCTGGTTCGGAATATCTACTAATTGGGTCGGAAAAGATGGGTACTTATATTGTGAAAGCGGAGCATCTGGGAATGTTTCATTAGATTCACAAGCTACTTTAACTTTTGTTAAAGGTCTATGTACGGGATGGTCGTAATGTATAAAGTTGGGAAAAGAAATGGTGACGTATATTATGGCTTTTATGTTCCACCTTTTGAAGTAGAATCTTATGTTAGAAATGGATTCGACTTATATAAAGAAGATGATGTAGAAGTTAAAATAACTAGTGAATTTTTAAAAACTATAAATGATAATTTAAGCAAAGGTACAATGACCGATTATTATGCTAAAAAAGATGGTATATCGTTAAAAATTCAAACTTTTAGAATAAAAGAATTTCATGATAGAGGATATTCTATTATTGTTAAACAAATAATAAAATTAGAAGATCCTTGGAAAGAAATAGAACAAATAAATCAAAGCGATGCTGTCGAATAGGATTTCAAAATGATACTTGCAAATATCGAAATGGCGAATAGAATTAATATTTTATCCAGACCTGTATATATTAATCGAAAAGACATAATAGGTTACGCTGCTGCTAGAAATATTCGAATTCTGAAAAATTCCTGTGCGGAATATTTGAATAAACAAAATGAATTAATTACCCGATATGGTTCTGAAGAATTGGATTCTGATGGAAATCCGACAGGACGTTTTGGAATAAATGTTAATCCAAATGATGAAGCGTTTAAGTCATTTAAACGTGATATTGAAGAATTCGCTATTATAGAACATACTGTAACCATATTCAAAATTCCTTATGGACGAGTTTGTGGTGAATTAACTGGTTCTGAAATCCTTGAGATTGATTGGATGCTTGAGGATTCAGATAAACCTGCCGACGACTAGGGAAGGATAAACATGTCTCGTCCTCCGCCTGCAAACAGAAGAGATCTATTTGTGCAAGAGCTTGAACGATTTGCTGAAAACAGTCAACATGGATATTCTCAAAAACCACCTTCTGGTAGATGGGGTCCGGACTTTGATTGTTCATCACTGATCTATCAAGCTGCCGCTAATGCCGGTTATCCAGTTGGAACAGGCAGTGATAAAGTTAGGTTCACTGGTACAATGTTGAAAGATTTTAAGGATGCCGGATTTCAAATACTCCCGTTTGCTAATGTTGGAATTAGTGATCTAAAGATTGGTGATATTCTTCTAAATCTCGCTCTACATGCAGAAGTGTATGTAGGAGAAGGAGAAAGTATCGGCGCTACTGGTGCTGAGAATGGTGGTTATGTCGGTAAATCTGGAGATCAAACTGGACATGAAATAGAAAAACATCCAGTTACTCTTTTTGACAGAGGATGGGATTACGTTTTGAGACCTCCCGAGACAGATGAAGACGAGGAACAAGAAGAAGGTGAAGACGAAATGCCTATGAATTACGGACCTAATGTTACGACACCAAATCAGCCGTGGCAAAATTCTGGAAATTCAATGTATCCTCAGGGCTATGGTAATCGTGGTGGTTATCCTCAAGGCGGTCCGGCAAATCAGATGACTGGTTATCCAATGAACATGCCTAATGCTACTGGTTT